TACTCGACACCACGGTAAGTGACTTTTGCCATTGGTTTTTCCTCAGTAGTAGGCGGTTTTAGTGCCGTTCCTTCAGTCAACATTTGCGTCCCAACAACTAGGAGTTGCTTCTTGTATATAAAGAATCAATTCCCTTTTCTCGTACTCGCTTAACAACTTGTCCTTAATTACCTGATTAACAAGATCAGATGCTTGAGAACATTCTAGTGAAGCGTAAAGTAGCAAGTGAAGTATCATGGGATGAACGAATCCGTTCCGTGTCGGCTTACTTGCGTCCGATATGGGATGAACGATATGTGTATTCTAACACATTACTATGTATATGTCTATATTGGTAACATACACTACATTTTGAAAAATCCTGTAGGGTCAAAAATTTTGGCGAATTTTTTTTCCACTTTTTTGTAAACAAAAAGTCGATTTTCCCTGACTATAGGATTTTTATCGTTGGAAACCAACCCAACTCTCTCAACTTAGTAGTGTCAGCACATGTGATGTTCCTTTCGCCTGGTGTGTCAGTTTTTATAGGTAGATCACCTTGACCAAAAGACTGTGCTAGTTTTCTTACCTCTGTTGTCTCACCTGTACCCACATCAATGATGCCTGTATATGTGCTAGGTATTAGGTAACAGATTGCCCTGACAACATCCTTAACATGAATCCAATCTCTAGCGTGATTGGTTATGTACTTTGCAGTCTTATCTTCTAGCATTCTATACAACATATCTGGTCTACTGTTATCACCATACACGGTTTGAAATCTCATACCCACACTATTAGGTATGTCTCGTGCCATAAATTCATTTACTTTTTTGGTGATACCATACGGGTTTTGCCACCACTCTTCAACTTGTGCGGTACTAGCATAAAGTAGTCGAACATTATTGTTTCTACAATAATCGAAGATTGGCACACTTTTTTCGACATTATTATCCCAAAATTTGTCTGGATTGTCTATACTGTCTCTAATAGCAGCAAATGCAGCAAGATGTATGACAACATCATACACCTTATCTGTCTTAAAATTAGCAATATCATCAGGAAAGTCAATACCGTCTACTGTATCGCCAAACTGGTATCGTAGATGATCGTATAGAAAACTACCGATAAACCCTTTGTGTCCTGTGATTAACGCTTTCATTTCTTCCTACGAGGTTTTGCAGGTGTCGGACTGTTATTCCAAAGACTTGGATTTCTTGTTCCTCCACTGTACCTTATGTCTTTCAAACCCTTTTTGAGTTTGTCATGGTAGAAATCAAAAATGTTAACTTTTTTTGATGCGATAGTTATATCGTAGTGTAGTTTTTTTGATTCGTTGTCGGTGTAATACTCAACAAGGTAAGCATTGGTTGGTAGACTCTTATCCTGAGTTTTCTCATAGGGACAGTCTGCCTCGTGTATTATGATTGAATACACATCCCTTGCTTCTTTTTTATCCTCTGCTGACCACACGCTAGACTCTGTTGCCCCATTTGATATCGGGGTAGGCTTCTTTAACGACTGGGAAGCTGATTTTGTATTTTTTGGCAAGTTTTTTGTCCTTTACTAAACATAATACTTCTGCCTCATCAGCATGAAGTGCTTCTAGGAGTTGTATAAACAGTACCTCTCTTCGAGTGTTGTTTATATCGTAATTGCCTCCTACAATAAAATTATACAGCGTTCTGTACTCAGATGCAAGTTTGCTTTGTGCATCAGGAGTAGGAGCGTCGCTAGGTGTGTAAGGAACTTCGCCTTCTGGCAAGGCACTCTTAAGACTCTCATCATAGTTCCAGATGAGACAGTATCTTAATGCTTTAGAGTCATACTGTTGCAGTACCTCTATTTTCTTTGCTTTGGTTTTTGCTTTATGTACAGCGTCTAAGACTTCGCTAACAAGTGGTTTGGGTGGTAATTTAGGCATGATAATTTCAATAGTTAGATTTCTTCGTCGTCCTCAAACATTGTAATTGGATCGAATCTGAAAGCAATCAACGATTCTGGGATAATGTTCCCGTCCTCATCATACATTTCTGGGTGAGAGGGTGTTGATATATTAGGTTTGTCATGATGATAGAACATGTATTCTCGGAGTACCCAACCGACCATTCCTGATACGATTGCAGTTCCTATGAGTAGGATGACTCCGAAGACTAATGATACTACTAACATCATTACCTCCAGTAATTGATTTTATTTAGGAAGGACTATTTTCCTTAAAAAACAGAGCGAGCTCAGCAGCACCACCAATACGCTTTCTCTTATTTGTTTTTCTATTATCAAGAACTATTTGAGGGAAAGTTCTTGTATTAAACTCATCCTCAAAGTTTTCTATAGTAAAGTGCTGATCTAAAGTATACACTACATACTGCTGTTTTGTCAATCTCATAAGTTCTTTGACCTTCTCACAGTAATTACACCCATTCATTGAGTAAATTATAAACATGTTGTCTGATAAAAAGTTTGATACATCAGGAACTCGGATCTCAGTCTCAGGAACTGACTGTTCTCCACAGGTGGCACATCCACCCATCGGGTTTCCTATTGGACTCATTATAGCACGGTTAAAAAATTATTTATAGGAATGTAGGTTCTCCGTCTTGACCTCCGAACACAGCAATGTTAACATCCCTTAGATCCTCTGGGGCAGGTATGCTGTTGTAAATTGTTACACCAAATCCTGTTAGGGTTCTATCATATACTGTTGCTCTTACTATACCGCCAGGAAAATTGGTAGTTCCTCTACCATCAATCATCACCGCATAGTTATTATCATTCATTGCGTCAGCAAAGTTTACTTGGTAGACACCTGTAGACTGCTGTTCAATGGAACTAACATTGTGTGATCTATCGCCAGGTGTGTAATCACTATTACCTACACCCAAGTTTGTATTCATGTACCATGCAGTAGCACGACCCTCAAACATTTGAGTATGTGTGCATGTCTTAAGTCCTGCTAGGTTTTTATATTCTCCTACTCTGAGACACTTATGGAATTCATAGTTGAATACCTGCACAGAGTTACCCATGCTACCCATAGTAGATCCAACACCCATACCATAGTAGAATAACTGAGGTGTCTCTTCAGTAACTGATATCTCTGTATAAGATCCAGTCACAGTAACACCTTGAGTCATCTCTACTGGACTTGTAGTACCATATCCAACTGGAGTTCCTGCAGCATTGTAATAGAATTTAAGAGGATAAATGTTGTTGTTTGTATTTGTAAATCTATATGTTTGTCCGACTTCAAACCTTAAGTAAGGTGATTCAAATCCTTGAATATTGACTGATCTATCAGATCCAATACCAAGATACCTATGATCAGCAGTCTTAGTTCCTATGGTTGTTGGTAGTGGTTTAAATCCACCTTGATACTCTGTGTAGAGACTCTTAGATGTCTCTGCAGCACCTGTTAAGGTAGAGAACGATGAAGCAGCAGCAAAGTTAGCATTAAGGGCATTAGAAGCGATTCCTGCGTTAGTTGCGAAGGTTGCTACACCACACTTGTCAGAGTAACTAGAAACACCACAGATATCAGCGTGAGGAACTTTCTGAACAGTAATTGTACTAATACCATTTGATATTGGACTTACATCCAGACTCAAATCAAAGTCTATGGTTTGTGCAGTACCAACTACAGATCCATTGTCTCTAATCTCAACACCAGAACCAACAGCAGTGACATTTGTTAGTTTAGATCCGTCACCTATAAAGAAATCAGCTGTTCTAATAGGATTGTTGGTAGTGATGTCAAAGTCGCTTGTAATACCAGATGCAATCGTAGCGGTGGCAGCGTTACCACTACACTCACTCGCTACTCCTGCTACAGATGCAAACGCTGCTGTAGAGGCAGTGGTGGCATTTGCTGCTAGAGGAACAGCATAACCTGACGCAAGAGAGTTAGCAACTAGTGCAGTCTGTGCAGTTCCAACGACATCATCAACACTAACTGTTACTATACCTGCAGATATATCACTAACACTTATGAATTGTCCAAAGTTTATGGTAGCAGCAACACCAACAGAATTATTATCATCACTAAGACTTACACCAAATCCTGCAGCAGTAACACCTGTGATGCCTGTTCCATCACCTACAAATGCAGTCGCAGTAATGACACCTGATGTATTAACATTTCCATCAGTTCCTACACCACTAGGTCCTTCAACCACTGGTTCAGAGTAAGCAGCAAATGCTACATCGGTTTGCGATGATCTAGTAACTAAAGTTTGTCCACTAGCAATACCAATGTTGTCAATGGTAAGATCTTGAAGAGGTTTTAATCTTAATCCAAAGACGAAATAATCAGCAACGGTAAATGTATCAATGAAACCTGATGCAATACCTAATGACACTGATGCGGTCTTATCTGAGTTTCTATTTGATACATGTAAGGTTGCAACACTATCAAATGTAGCAGTTGTTAATCCTATATTGTCATTGATTTGAGGAAAAGATGTGCTACTAATGAAAGAATTTTGTCGTCCTAATTTATTTTGTATGTCCAGTTTTACATTTGGATATACCTTAGATGCTATTGCTACAAAACTAACGCCAGGTTCAGATGAGTTAACATATATTGCATCACCACTCTTCAAAGTTATGTCCTCATACAATGCGTTACCACCAACTTCCATTGGTATACCAAATGCAAGATAGTCTGAGTCACTATTTGCTGCAAAGGAACCAGTAACAGTTAAAGTAGCACCATTACCATGAGTGTCTTGAACTACAAAATATGCATCACCGTTACCACCCATGATATAAATGTTATCGCCAGGTGTATAGTTATTACCTTGATCTGCAATCGTTGCTGAAGTTATTACATTACTACCGTTTACTACTATATCAACTGTTAATCCTGATCCAGTGCCACCTGTGGTAGTGACACCATATGAGATACCCTCTGGAGTGTATCCAGATCCACCGCTAATCAGATTTCCAATAGATGTTACACCACCTGCATTAGGGTTAGGGATAGTAAGAGTGTCACCTACATTATAATCAGCACCATCAGAAACTATATTTAAACCTGTTACGACACCATCTGTTGTTGTTATATCAACTACTGCACCTGATCCATTACCTCCTAGTGGTTCTACATTGGTTGCATCTACATATCCTGTGCCACCTGTAGCAATAACTAAGTCTTTTATACCGCTATCACCTGATATAGAAACTGAATGGAATAATTTACCCTCTGTCTGGTTTGCTGCCGAGACAGTTATTGTAATCAATTCGGTAGCAGTATACAAAAGAGTATTCGATACTGTACCTTTTTGAAATGTAGTTTTTAACGATGCAAGTCTTCCTATCACGGTTCTAAGCACTTTTTTTAGTATTTATCTGTGCTATAATATATAAAATAAAGATTACAGCATGATTATCCTTACAGGATCTGATGGATTCATCGGAAAACACTTTAAAAAAAGATTTGAAGATGGTTCACAGTTAGTACTCCCAGTTGATGTAGATAATTGTTTTAGTTTCTTAGAGAAGTTCAATAGATGGGATAAAGTATCTATGATTATACATCAAGGTGCTTTATCATCTACAACTAATACACACATTGATAATATTTACAAATATAATATAGCATTTTCAATAGAATTATTCAAAAAAGCAATAGAATATAAGATTCCTGTTAAGTATGCTAGTTCAGCATCAGTATATGGTACACAACAGGAGACAATAAACCCACTCAATTACTATGCATTATCTAAAGTAACAGTAGACTATTGGGTGTTAGATAATATAGATTCATTTGAACACATACAAGGGTTTAGATACTTTAATGTATATGGATCAGGTGAAGAATCTAAAGGTTTGATGGCAAGTCTTGTGTCTCAGTTCTATTGGCAGGCTTGTGCCACAGGTCAGGTTCATCCATTTGAGGGGTCGGATGATGTGCTTCGGGACTATGTATGGGTGCAGGATCTGGTGAAGATAGTACTACAAAACACTGCGGGTTCTGGCATATTCGATCTTGGCACAGGGCAGCCAACATCAATTGGCACTGTAGCTCAATTAATTTCACTAAAAACGAAGTCGTCACTGATTCCAATTCCTTTTCCTCCTAATCTTAAAGGTAAGTATCAATATTATACCAAAGCTGACATGAAATGGTTAGAAGATTATAAATTTGTAACAGTCGAGGAGTATGTTAATCGCCTCGAATAATTCTGTGTGAATCAGAATCAAAATGTTGTGTAGAAAATTCAAATAATTCAGCGTCTTCCAATGCAAGCATTTGATGTCTAGTTCCTATTGGCATGTGAAATGCATCGCCAGGTTCTAGCACCAAAACTTCTGCAGTATCTCTATCATCATCTAAACTATATGATAGTTGGATTTTACCTGACTGCAGATAAAAAGTCTCATCTTTTAATTTGTGGTAATGCCATGAGCATTTATGATTTTTTTTAATAAACAATAGTTTACCACAATATTTTTCAGAGTTGGCGATCCATTTCTCAAATCCCCAACCTTTGTTTACAAACTTAGGTATTTTTTTACTCAAAGTAATCCTCACTATTCATTGCTTTGTCATCAATGAAAATATCAGCGTGTGGTTTACCCATAATCAATTCATGATGTTTGCACCCCCACATCTTCAATTGTGCTTGAGTGAGAGGTCTGAGTAAATCTTCTGCTTTTTTCTTTGCTGACTCATAGGGTAAGGTGCTAGACCTTCCCATAGCACGGGCAGTATAATATATTATATAGTGACCTTCATCATAAAGGTCATTGATCTTATTGATTCTACTTCTGATAGGTGTAGAACCCTCATATCTACAAGTTCCACACTTGCCAGGTGTGCAAATAGTTGAGTCTATATCAATACAATATCGCATCTACATCCTCCATTGTTAGTGTATATGTGCCAGGATTCTGAACTGCAATCGCTGCACATCTATTAGCAAAGTTAATAGACTCATCCATAGATGGTAATTGTATGTAATAAAATACTAATGCTGCTAAGAATGTATCACCTGCACCTGTTACATCGAACACTCTGGTAATAGGAACAGGAAATGTTTTATGATTCCACAGTGCACCATTAGCACCATGAGTCACAATAATATTTTCTCCTCTAGGTATATGATTAGGATCTAATAATTCAAATTCTTTTTTATTAATTTTGTATATTATATTATTATATTGAATGGGTAGTTTCTTTTTCTTTGTATCAATAAAAATTTTTACATTAGGATTTTGTTTTGCCAACATCTCTATAACATCATACCCTACAAACCCTTTGTCATAATCAGATATAACAACAGCATCATAATCACTATGCATTGCTGCCATTTTAAGTTCTGCAATATTCAATGGGTTTATATCAGGTTCGGTATCTAATCTCATTACCTGTTGATTAGATCTTTCATCTACATATCTTGTTTTTATTATCTGTTCTCTATTAGTCAAAAAATTTACATTTATTCCAAGAGATTTTAAATTTGCACAAACATTTGCTGCCATCCCATCTGCACTCTGATGAGATCGAAATTTCATTACTGGAATAGGTGCTTCTGGACTAAGACGATCGCATGTACCGTATGCCCATTCGTCTTTACAACTATCCCCTATCAATAATACATTGTATTGTCTTTGAAGTTGCATACTTTTCAATCCTATCGTAGAATTTTAATTCGGCAGCCCAGTAAGAACCGATGACTGATTTACCTTTCCAATCAGAACCTACAACCATTATATCAGGTTTGACATCTTTTATCAAATTTTCTAGTGACTCATCACTATCAAAATACCTGACCTCATCAACTGATGATAGAGCAACTAGCATGATGCCCCTATCTTCCTGATTATATATTGGTCTGGTAGACCCTTTCTTTTCTTTTACCCTGTCATCAGTATCAATACCAACTATGACATAATCTCCAAGAGTTTTTGCCCAGTTTAATAATGATACATGACCAGGATGTAAGAGATCAAATGTCCCGTTAACGAAAACTGTTTTCATTTACATCAAATCTTTTGAAGATGGCAAGTAAAGTTTCGTAGGGTATCCATGCAGGTTCTTCATCACCAAACTGTACCTCTACTTCTGTGATGTTTCTATCTAACCATTTAGAGTATGTTTCTCTTGTGTTTTTTACAGGACTTAAAGGGTTAGTTATTTGGTTGGTTATCTTATTTTTCTTTGTAGTCTTGTGCATTCTTCGATACAAATTTGCACCAAGATTATCTAAGAAATCATTCGTCATTGTTTTTAGAAATAATCATTTTATTATACTCTGGAAGGTAAAGATATTCAACATCACTAGTCGCAATTGTGCGGATAGCATCATCAAGTGTCTCTACTAATGGTTCACCACCTAGATTAAACGAAGTGTTGAAAATGATAGGACAACCAGTAGCATCATACCATGTTTTAATTATATCATAGTAATGTTTATTTTGCTCCTCAGTTATTGTTTGTATTCTACATGTTTTATCTACATGTATAATAGCAGGTATCTTTTCTTCAATACCTTCTTGACAGTTAACTGCATACATCATAAATGGTGTCTCGTCCATACCACGAAGGTCAAACCACTCATGCACATGCTCTTTTAATATTGTACCTGCAAATGGTCTGAAGAATTCTCTTTTCTTAACAGTATTGACATGATCTTTTCCATTAGGATCTGTAGGATCATATAAGAAAGAACGATTACCTAATGCTCTAGGACCTGCCTCAGATCTACCTTGAAATAGTGCAACAATATTTTTGTTTTGTATTAGATCTACAATAGTTTCATGATCTGCCTCTACTATTTGTGCATTATATTTTTCGCTAGTTACTTCAATCTCCTTGTCAGTGTAATCATATTTGGGACCTAGATAAAGATCTTTTATAGGTTCTCTTTGCCTAGTGTCTTTATTAATCCTATGATGCCATAGGTACGCTGCACCTAGGGCAGTACCACAATCATTACTTACTGGTTCAACATACAATGATATACCTTCGTCCTTTAATTCTTCCAAATAATAATAGTTTGCAACACAATTCAATCCATATCCACCAGTTAGAACTACATTTTTATGTCCAGTATCTTTAACTGCCTTGCGAATCAATTGTAATACTTGATACTGTGTTTCTTTTTGCACTCGCCATGCAATATCTTTTCTATTCTGGCAGTTGTATAGTTTTGGATTATTAATATCCTCCTCACCTATATCATATACTTCTGGATATATGTGCATATTAAACATAGCACCGTTAGGATACATCGGTGTGAAGATATCTCTACTAGCACTCATAACAGGAGCACTACCAAATGATTTAAAAAACGGTGGTAGATATTCTGGATTTTTTCCGTAGGGGAATAATCCCATAACTTTTCCTGCTTCAATAGCAGGGAATCCACAGTATTCTGTGACTGCCTCGTATGCTTTTACAATACCTGCACCAGGCGTAGCATATAATTGGTGATATTCATTTTCTTTAGACTCATATCTTTCTCCTTTACCATAACCATCCCAGAATGCACTATCAAATCTTTCATAGTAGGAAACAGGTGTGGCAAACTTAGTTCCTAGATGCTTATATTTTGTGTCAAATATATCTGGGTAACCACAATCATATATTGTTTCTGTCTCCCAATAATCCTCTAGATATTTTTCGGAACTACCAAACTTAAACCAAGATCCTGCACCATCTACAACAACACCAACTGCTTTATCAAACCCTGAGTTATAAAATGCTGTAGCAACATGACACCTATGATGATTTTGTCCCATGTCAATTACATTGTCGGGCAAATTACCAAACCCAAGATTTCTAGGCATGTCAACCAAACCTAACTTTCTAGCAAGACCATAGTAAGGATCGTTGCCACAGTAGTCCATTTTAAAATCATGTTGTTCTAACCTAGTGGTATGAACTATGATAAAGTAATCTAATTTATCTGTATATTCTTTTATTTTATTAATGCATGCTAATGGTGCACCATCATACTTTGTTCTAGTGAGTCTTTCCTCCTCCATATTGAGTACGATCTCACCATCTTTTAACAATGCTACACTAGCATTGTGTCCTCTAGCAACTGCTGCGATCCATTGAGTCATTTACCAAAACCTTTCTTAGTTACTTTGGGTGTTACTGTGCTTGTTGGACAATAAGGATCATCACAACATGATTCTTTTTGTTCCTGTTTTTGTTCTACTATCTTACGAGTAGTTGGTTTACCTAATGCCTTTCTACAACTATCAATTACTTTTTTTATATCATCCTTTGTCATGGTCATGCACTCATCGTTCTCCATGTCCTGCATATCTTCTCCAGTCATACGCAAAGGTGAATATGTTCGGATGCCTTCACCCATATCAAAAATATCAAATGACTTTTCATTTGGATATGATATATTAATTGGAAATGTAGAACCAGTTACAACAGTTGCAGTTGTATCCATTGCTCTAGCAATATGTTGACCAACACTATCACAACCTAAGAAATGATCTGCAGACTGTATTATACCTGCCCATAATCTGATGTCTGGAACTTGTGGTAGAGCATGTGTATGTGGACTGTCACCTGTTTGAAATGGAAACTCACTCATAATTATGACAGTATAATCTTTTTTAAGATCATTTATTATTTGAGAAATATCTCCTACATTAAAACTTCTAGAGGTTGGATCGTAAATATATCCCTCGGTGTTCATAACACCTCTTCCGAATGGTTGAACAACTATTGCTTTATCTTTACCCGTTTGATTTTTTATTTGTTCTAATGTATTAAGTGCTTGTATTCCTTCTGATTTTGTTACTTTGATATTTGGTTTAGGAAGTTCTCTAGGTTCATCTAAACCATTGATCTCCATATCATATGCCTGTGCAAGACTACACTTCTGATTGTAGTAATGCCACATTCTATATGGTTCTGGAGTCATACAATCACGCATCTTAAGTTTGTCTTCAAACAAACCTTTATGCCAAAAATCATATGCATGTTTGTGCAGTACAGGATGACCTTTGAAGAAATTCATGCCACCTTCTGCGACAATGATAAAGTCATCATGTGTCTCTGCATACTTTTCGAGGGCAGGGATGGAACAGATAACTCTACCTGCTCCACCATTAATAAAAAATGCTTTGGATCTCATGATTTATATAGTTACATAAAAAGAACCTGATTTATCCTGTCATAGTCGGTAAACATACCAAGTTCTACATTCTGACTATGCAATACCTTTGATTCATATAGTGCTAACCTATTATACACCATTTCAAACTTATGTTCAACCTTCCATCTATCACTGGTGTTCAATTCCCAATGTATATGCTCAAAAATTTCTTCCTTAGACATGATATCAGTGCCATAAGCAGGTGCTTCAATTCCTGTAGGTCCTTTAAATGGTAAAGACATTTGACCATCAAAACTCCAAAGGTTTGTACCACCTGCACATTCCTCTGGAGTATTTAAGTATATCACCGCCCCAAATTGTGTGAACAATGGAGGCATTGATAAGTCATATTTGTCTTGATGAGGAATGATACCATCTGGTTTTGCTTTTAGAGTCTCATCATTTATAACATTGCACATGAATGCTGATTTTTCCCATTCTCTCTCATACCATTCTTTATTCTGCCAGTAACCACCGCCCCATATCTCAGGGTCAAAACATAAATCATCAAAGATGTGTTTGATCTTATGTTTTACTGCAGTGGTTTCAATATAAGTTCTTTTACCAGGCAAGTAAGACAATAAACTAGGATCATCTTTTTTACTAGAGTCCAAGCATAACTGTCGTACAGCATCAGGATCTTTATAAAAATTATCTATTACTACTACTGATTTCTTTTGAGGTCCTATATCTTTTAAGATCTTTACCTCTAGGTCATCATTTAATTCAAACAT